CGAATAAGACACTCAACATTATTATGGCAGGAACTGGTGTTGGTAAATCTTTGTTCATGTGTCACCATGCAGCAAACTGTTTAAGTCAAAATAAAAACGTACTGTACATAACATGTGAAATGGCAGAGGAAAGAATCGCAGAGAGAATTGATGCTAATCTTATGGACATCACTCTAGATTCTTTGAAAGATTTACCTTATGAGATGTACCAGAAGAAACTCAAGAATGCAAGTGCGGGAATTACGGGTAAACTTATCGTAAAGGAATATCCAACTGCTTCCGCCCATTCAAATCATTTTAGAATTTTATTGGACGAATTGTGGTTGAAAAAACAATTCAAACCGGATATTATATTCATTGATTACTTGAACATTTGTGCCTCATCAAGAATTAAGCAAGGAAGTAATGCAAATTCTTACACTATGATTAAGTCTATTGCGGAAGAATTACGAGGACTTGCTGTAGAATACAATGTACCCGTATGGTCTGCTACACAAGTAAACAGACAGGGATTTAGTAGTAGCGATGTAGGACTAGAAGATACATCAGAATCGTTTGGACTTCCTGCTACCGCAGACTTCATGGTTGCCCTTATAAGTACAGAGGACTTGGATGAAAACAATCAGGTACTTGTAAAACAATTGAAAAACAGGTATAATGATACAGTTGCAAACCGAAAATTCCTATTGGGAATCAATCGTTCGAAGATGAAGTTGTATGATGTAAAAGAAGATGAACAGAGTGGATTGTCTCAATCAAATCAAACAGAAGAACAGACTCTAGGTTTTGGGTACAACGGTAAATCGTTTGATGACAAGTTCAACAGATCCACTGCTAAATCTAAAAATTTCACAGAGTGGAAAGTGTAAACCTTGGCTATTTTTCTTGATAAAAAATATATCAACACCGTGTCTCCCCAGTTGGAAAGATTTGCTTGGAAGAAAGATAACCTAGCAAATTGTCGTTGTCCAGTTTGTGGAGATTCACAAAAAAACAAAAGTAAGTGTCGTGGATTCTTTTATCAAAAGAATAATTCTTTCTTCTACAAGTGTCATAATTGCGGGTTTGGTTCTAACATATATAATTTCTTAAAGGAAGTATCTCCCTCTTTATGTAAGGAATATTCCGTAGAACAGTTTAAAGAAAAGAATGGTAATAAGTCAGAGGAGAAGAAAGATTTGTTCAAGTTTAGAGATTCCAAACCGATCTTCAAAAAGAAAGACAAAGTTCTAGATAAACTACAATGTCTTTCGGATTTACCGAAGGATCATCCAGCAGTTCAGTTCGCTGACATGCGACAGATTCCAAAACAACACTTTGGTCTTTTGTACTTCACAGATGACTTTGGTAAGTTTGTTCGCAATAGTCTCGATTCAAGTGTTTTTATTGGGAGAGAAAATAGAATTGTAATTCCATTCTTCAACAGTCATGGTGATGTTGTTGCTGCTCAAGGAAGAGCAATCAATTTCAAGGATGAAGAAAATGCGAGACAAACAGCAAAATACATAACGATCAAAGCGGATAAAAGTATTGATAGATTGTGGTATGGTCTATGGAGAGCGAATCCTAAGAAACGTGTATATGTTGTCGAAGGACCTATCGATTCGTTGTTCCTTCAAAACTCAGTAGCGATGGTGGGAGCGGGCGCATTGAAAGAGATTCCTGCTAGATTTGTAAATACAAAGATGACATATATTCTCGACAACGAACCCCGCAATAGACAGATATGTGCATACAACGAGAAACTCATAGAGATGGGTAAAGAGGTTTGTATATGGCCTAGAGAAATTGATGAGAAAGATATCAACGACATGGCATATAGATTGTCCACCCGAAAGATTCAAAAAATAATTGATGAAAATACTTACACAGGGTTGAAAGCGACTCTTAAGTTTAATGAATGGAGAAAAGTGTGAATAGAATTAAAGTTTTAGACGCTGGACATGTTGAATATGTCGATCATATGGGTAATGACTTAACTGTCGTAAATTCTGCGAGAGTTTCTTTTTCTAGTCACAAGGAGGAGTTCGGTGATAAAGATGAAAACCTCATTAAATATCTAGCCAAACATAACCACTGGACACCGTTTGCTCATCCTCAGATTACTTTACGAATCAAAGCACCTATTTCAATCCGTACACAATTCTTTAAGCATAAGCAGGGATTTGTGGAAAATGAAATCAGTAGAAGATATGTCGATCATCCACCAGAGTTCTACCACCCCCGATGGAGAAATAAACCGTCGAAGAATGCAAAACAAGGAAGTGATGGTTGGTTAGAATGTAGAGATGGTGGTGGAGAAACTTCTGGGGGATTTGCTACCCACCCATTATACGAGGGATACAAATCAACAATAGAAAGTGCAATGCGAGTATACGAAGATTTAATTTCGGCAAATGTTGCACCAGAACAAGCACGGTTTGTTCTTCCTCAAGGAATGTATACTGAATGGTACTGGACTGGTTCTCTTTCTGCATATGCTAGATTTTATAGTCAGAGAATAGATGAACATGCACAATGGGAAATACAAGAATATGCTAAAGGTGTTAGTGATATTATTTCTGAATTGTTCCCAGTATCATGGAAGTATTTAACGACAGGGTAAACTAGTTCTGTATAAATAAAGAACAAGACTAAACACAAATAGGAGTTTTTATAATGGACAATGAGCAAACTGGTCTACCCAGTCTATATCAAGATTTTATTCATCTTTCAAGATATTCTAGGTGGATGGACGATAAAGGTAAAAGGGAATCGTGGGAAGAAACTGTAACCCGTTACTTTGATTTTTTTGTAGAACATCTAAGTGAAAATCATAATCATAAAGTCTCAAAGAAAGAAAGAGACGAACTCCAAACAGCGGTTATAAATCTTGAGATTATGCCGTCAATGAGAGCGTTGATGACTGCGGGTGAAGCACTCAAGAGAGATAATATCGCAGGATATAATTGTTCTTTTGCCAGTGCTGGTAGAGTTCGTTCCTTTGATGAAATTCTTTACACATTGATGTGTGGTACTGGTGTTGGTTTCAGTGTTGAGAGGGATTTCTTAGGTAAACTCGCAACCATTGCAGAGGAGTTTGAGGACAGTGATACTACGATTGTTGTCCAAGATAGCAAGATGGGTTGGGCGAAAGCCTACAGGGAACTTACATCCCTACTTATTGCTGGTCAATCTCCAAAATGGGACTTGTCTAAAATTAGGCCTGCGGGGGCAAGACTTAAAACTTTCGGAGGTCGTGCTTCCGGACCGGATCCTTTGGATGATTTGTTTAGGTTCACGGTGGATACCTATAAGAAGGCTTCTGGAAGAAAACTCAATTCCATTGAATGTCACGATCTCATCTGCAAGATTGCAGAAATTGTCGTGGTTGGGGGAGTACGAAGAAGTGCCCTTATTTCCCTCTCGTCGCTCACGGACGAAAGAATGCGGGAAGCGAAGACGGGACAATGGTGGATGTCAGATCCACAAAGAGCCTTGTCAAACAACTCTGTTGCATATAAAGAAAAACCAGAAGTAGGAACTTTCATGGAAGAGTGGCTTTCTCTTTATAAGAGTAAGTCTGGTGAACGTGGCATTTTTAATAGAGATGCTGCTAAGAATCAAATTAAAAGAGCGAATGAATACAGAAAATCACTCGGAGATGATTATCGACAGAGAGAAGTTGATCATGATTTTGGAACAAATCCGTGCAGTGAGATTATTCTTCGGGATAGAGAATTCTGTAACCTTACTGAAATTGTAGTTCGTCGAGATGACACAGAAGAAGATCTACAGAGAAAGGTTAGACTAGCAACTATACTAGGAACTTGGCAGTCTACACTTACTAACTTCAAGTACCTTTCTAGTGAGTGGGCGAAGAACTGCGAAGACGAAAGACTTCTTGGTGTGTCTATGACAGGTATCATGGACAACCCACTAACAAACGGATCCAAGAGAGATCTGGAGTCTAGACTTGAGAGTCTGAAGAAGTGTTCAATTGAAGAGAATAAAAAACAGGCGGATAAGATCGGTATCAATTCGTCGGTATCAATTACATGCGTAAAACCGTCTGGGACTGTATCTCAACTCGTAGACGCTGCATCAGGGATCCATGCTCGTCACAACGACTATTATATTCGTACTGTTCGTGCAGACAATAAGGATCCCCTGTGTCAGTTTATGAAAGATGCAGGATTCCCTAACGAAGCAGATGTAATGAAACCAGAACATGTAACTGTGTTTTCTTTCCCAATGAAGTCACCGAAAGGTGCTGTTTGTAGAAAAGATATGACAGCCATTGAACAGTTGGAATTGTGGTTGGTATATCAAAAGCATTGGTGTGAACATAAGCCATCTATTACTATTACCGTAAAGGAAGATGAGTGGTTTGAAGTAGGTGCGTGGGTATACTCTAATTTCAATGAAGTTTGCGGTGTATCTTTCCTACCTTTCTCTGATCACAGTTACAAGCAAGCACCTTATCAGGATTGTACTGAAAGTGATTACACAGAGTCTTTGAAGAATATGCCTACGAGCATAAAGTGGGAAGAACTAAGTAAGTATGAAAAGGAAGACAACACATCAGGCACTCAAACACTTGCCTGTAGTGGAAACAGTTGTGAAATTGTAGATCTTACCGGCTGATAAAAAATCAACAAAAATTCAAGTTAATGGGTTGTTATACCCAAAATGTTCTATATAATAGAACAATTCAGTTTTCGTACAAGGGGGCGAAGTGCCCCCTTAATTTTTTCGGTTCAACACAAGGAGATAACT